TGCTATGGGTCATAGTTTCATTCGCCCTGAGTGTTGTGTTGAACTTAAAACCTCTTAAGGAAAGGATATTATACTATGACTGATATTGCTAATATCCAATCCTTAGCGATTGCTGCTAATACTGTTACTAATGTAGCACTAGTTCAGCCCTATGCTGATAACACTACTATTGGCACATCATTTGAAACAATCTGTAACACCAATGCAGCTCAGGTTTTTCCTGTTATTGCTGGTGCAGATATAGATATAGTATCTGCATCTACTGATGACGATGGTTCTCCGGCTGGAACAGGTGCTCAGACTGTTCGAGTAACGTACTTAGATGATGATTTTAATCAGGCTTATGAGGATGTTACCTTGAATGGTACAACTGAAGTTGAATTGACAGAGCAGAATATTTCCTTTGTTCAGAAAGCTGAAATTACAGCTTCTGGTACTGGACTTGCTGCTGCTGGTGCTATCACTATCGCTGATGTAACTGGTGGTGGAGTACACGCTGTCATTGATGCAGGTTCTAAAGAGTCAGGAAACTGTACTTGGAAAATTCCTGCTGGTCACACTGGCTATGTTCACGGCTTCTGGTATGATGTAGATTCCGTTGCTGCTGGCCAGGGTACGGCTGAGATTGCTCTTCAGGTGGCTCATGCTGAGTCCTCTGGTGTAGCTAACTCTGAATCGTGGCGTACTGTTGCTAAAGTAACTTTGGTAGAGCAAGACTCTGACGTAGTTGCTGCCAGTGGTGGTAATGGTGGAACCAATGCAGGTTCATTCTCCTTTCCAGGGAATGTTCCTTTCGTTGTTCCTGCTAAGGCTATGGTAAGGCTGGCTGGTAAAGCTTTGTCTACTGCTGTAGCTGCTACTTGTGGGTTCAGTATGTCGGTACAAGGTTCTGGTGCTGGTACTACCGTAACCTCTAGTTAACCTTTAACCTCAAGTTAACCTTTTGAGGGGTCTAAGGTAATACTTAGGCTCCTCATTTTTTTTACATTTTGGAGATACAATGACTGATACAAGTAGAACCGTAAGCGACTTAGTTACCAACTTGTTTCAAGACAGTCAGGCTGCTGGTTCTATTACTCCCCAGGACTTGCGTGACTTCATTGAAACAACTCAAACAAAGCAGGGAAGTATGTATATATCTTCTGCTGGCAGTACTACGATTGCTGGAGCTGGAACGTATGTAGAAGGAGTAGCAGGGACATGGACTCTTAGTACAGCTCCTACTGCAAATGAGTTTGATGAAAACACTGATGGCAGACTAAGATATACAGGGACTCCTACAGTCAACTGTCTATTCTTAGCATCAGCTTCCTTGGAAATTGATACTTCTGCTACAGCTAAAGAATTTGGATTAGCACTACATAAGAATGGTACTTTGATTACAGGTACTAAAATAGTAGGATTCTGTCCTGCTACTACAGTTAACTCAGTTGATCTTGTTACGTTTGGCTATGCTTCTATGGCTACTAATGATTATATTTCTATCTTTGTAGCTAACATAGATAGTACAGATAATTTAACCGTTAGAAATGCTCAGGTTATGGGCATGAGTCTGGTAACTTAAAATGTCACACTTTACTACAGTTCCTGTCAATGAACTAGAAGCTGTTAATATGCTCTTGGCTGCCGTAGGAGAAGCAGCAGTTTCAAGTCTGGAAACAGCAACAACCGTAGATGTTACACAAGCTAAGAACTTACTATCTAATATTAACAGAGAAGTACAGCAGAAAGGTTGGCACTTTAATACTGAATGGGATGTAGTATTATCCCTTGATTCTGATAGTAGAATTCCACTTGGTACTACAGTTCTATCTATTTATTCTCCTACTAAGATGACTACAATCAGGGGAAGAGAAGGTTCTCCTTTTCTTTATGATTTAGATAATAATACTTTTACTTGGACTGCTTCTGTAAATGATGCTGTTACAATTACGTTATTGGATTTTGAAGATATACCTCAAACTGCTAGACAGTATATTACGACTAAAGCTGCTAGGATTTTCCAAGAAGAAATTATTGGACAAGTCTCAGCAGAAGCAGTAAATAGACAAGAAGAAGTAGAAGCCTATGCAGATTTACTAGATGATGAAGGAGAGCGTTCTGGATATAATGTTGGGTATGGTACAAGAGATATGTATAATACTACTAAGCTCTACAGGAAAACATGGTAAATGCCACTAATAACAGAACAAATAAGCAATTTAATTAATGGGGTTTCACAACAACCCCCTTCATTACGTTTAGCTTCTCAGTGTGAAACTCAAGAAAATGGTCTAGTTACCATAGCAGAAGGAATAAAGAAACGTCCTCCTTTAGAATTTGTAGCCAAACTAAGTAATAAAACTGACACTGATGCCCATATACATTTCATTAATCGTGATGAAGATGAGAGATATGTTGTCAGTATCACCTCAGACCAATTCAGTACCGATTTCAGCGATGATTTCTCAGGATCTGAAATGGAGGTATGGGAGTTAGATGGGACATCTAAGAGCGTCTCAGGAGCTACAGGAGACGTATTAAGTTATATTACTACATCTGATGCTAGAGATAATCTTAAATTATTTACCGTAGCTGACTATACTTTTCTGTTAAACAAGACAACGGCTACTGCCAAGCTAACAACTACAGGAGACGCAAGAGATCCTGAAGGTATTGTCTTTCTCAAACAAGCTACTAATGCCACTGATTTTCTAGTCTATGTAGATGGTACTTTAAGGTCTACTATCAATGGTAGTAATGATGCTGCTACTCAAGTAACAGATTGTTATGATGAACTGGTAACGAACATAGGAGCAACCTTTGATATTACCAAGTTTGGTAGTACAAATGTTCACTTAACTAAAAAAGATGGTAGCGACTTTACACTTCATGTTCAAGCTCCAGAAGCAAACTGTATTGCCATTAAAGACAGTGTTGTAGATTTTACGGATCTTCCTTCAAGAACTAAAGATGGTTTTATTATCAAGGTTACTGGAGATCCTAGTTCTGGAACTGATGATTACTGGATTAAACATAATAACCAAGCTGATGAAGATGTAGGTGAATGGGTAGAAACTGTAGAACCGGAACTAGCTAACAGTTTAGATCCTAGTACCATGCCTATTCAGTTTATCAGAACTTCTGAAGATCCTTGGGATGATGCTTTTGGTGCTGATTTTGGAGAAACTGTATTCTCCTTATCTCAAATTACATGGACCGATAGAAAAGCTGGAGATGAAACTACAGCTCCAGACCCTACATTTGTTACAGAAAAATTGAATGATATCTTCTTTCATAAGAACCGTTTAGGTTTCTTAGCAGGAGAAAATATTATACTCTCTGAACTAGGGGAATTCTTTAATTTCTATAATACTACGGCTACTGATCTCTTAGATACCGATATGATTGACTTGGCCTCTCCAAGTAATCAAGTTAGTATCTTGAATCATGGTATAGCTTTCAATGAAGAACTCTATCTTTTCAGTGACTTTGCTCAGTTCAAGTTATCTCAGTTTGCTGCTGGTGGACTCACACCTACTAATGCCAAGCTATCTTTAATCACTGAGTATGAAACTGACAAGCTGATTAAACCTGTATTGAATGGTAGAAAACTTTATTTCGCTATCAATACCAGTGGTTTCTCAGTCATTAGAGAGTTTGGTACAATTGAAGATTTACAAGAAGAGACTGCTGAAGACATTACTTCCCATGTTCCTAGCTATATTAAAGGCAGATTATTTGATTTAAGCCCTCATCAAGATACTCTCTTTGCTTTATCTGATGAGAATTTAAATGAAGTTTTCATGTATAAAATGCTCTTTGAAAGAGGAGTAAAAAAGTTAAGTTCATGGTCTAAGTGGAAATTTAAAGATGAAGAAAAAGTAATAGGTTTAAGAGTTATAGACAATGTAGCTTATTTTATTATTGTAAGACCTGATGGTACTTACCTAGATAAGATGAATTTACAAGATGCTAAACTTGTAAACTTGACTGAGAGTTCTACTCAGCTTTCCTTTAAGCCTCACTTAGATCGACTAACAGAAGTTACAGGATCTTATAGTTCCGGTGCTGATCTTACTTCTTGGACTATACCCTATCCTGATGACTTTGGGTCAACCTTTAGAGTTCTCTTTGGTCCTTCTTTTGAAGGTAAGGAAGGAGATTTAGTTCAAGGGGTATCTCAAACTACTCCTACTACACTCACGGCTACTGGTGATCACTCTGCTGGCTCATGTTTCATCGGTAAAGATTACCGCTTTCTCTATGAGTTTACTGAGCCTACCATTAAGACTGAAGTACAGGGGAGACTGAGTTCTCTTTCAGGGGGTACTTTAAAGATTCGTAAGTTTAATGTAGACTTTTTTAATACTGGTTACTTTAAACTTCAAGTTACAGCTCCAGGAAGAGATGCGTTCAGCCATGTATATACAGGCCGTATCTTAGGTTCATCTTTAAATAAGATTGGTACTATTCCTTTTGAAACTGGTAATTTTAAAAAGCTTATCTTAGCAGATGCTAGAGATTTAAAACTGGAAATTATATCTGACTCATACCTTCCTTGTGCTTTTACTGGTGCTGATTGGGAAGGTAACTATGTGGTGAGAACTGTAGGCAGGAGATAATATGAAGCCTTTTCATAGGGCTACTCAGCTACACGATGTATGTGAGTTAGCTCCTAATCTAAGGTATGAAGATAAACGCGAAGTAGAAACTCTAGGGAAGACTTCAGAACAATCCCTATTAAGTGGATACTTATTCGGGAAAGTTTGTCGATCTATTATAAATAACTATGGTCAAGTTGTTGGTATGTATGGTGTTGTTCCTGTTGATAATAAAACAGGACTCGTCTGGATGTTAGGTTCAAATAAACTGAAGAAAATAAAGATACCTTTCTTAAAAGAAAGTAGAACTGAAGTTGAGAAGATGAATATTTTATTACCTCATCTATGGAATATCATAGATAGTAGGAATGAGCTGCACCTTAAGTGGATCAAGTGGTGCGGATTTAAGATAATAGGGGAACGTATGGTAAATAATGTGAAGTTTTATGAGTTCTGTAAGGTGGCTGATTAGTGAGTTACGAAATGCTTCAATTAGCTTCATTTGGTATGCAAATGATGAGTGCAGGACAAACACACAGAGATCAAACAGCTCAAGTATACGCTCAATATGATCAAGCTAATAGACAAGCAGCTTTAAATAATGGATTAGCTTATAATGCTTATCTTCATGTTAATGAAGAACAGATGCTTCAAACTAAAGCTTTTGCTTTAGATACGTTTTCACTACATAAAGCTATTCGTAGAGCTAAAGCTTCTGAGAAAGCTGCGATTGAACATCAAGGAGGAGACTCTACATTTGGTACAGGACAAGCTAGATTAATGAATGTTGAACGAATGGGCTTAGAAGCATTAGCAAGAAAAGATTTAAACTTTCAAACTACTTTAAGAGATTTCCAAACTAGACGTAAAAACGTAACTCTTGAAACATTAGATAAGAATAACAGAGCTTTCTCTGGTTTAAGTTCTCTACCTAGTAAAACTGGACTTGTAACTCAAATTGCTGGTCTTGGAATTGATAAATATGTTGATGTTGGTTACTATAAAGGAACTGACGGCAAGATTAAATCTAGGTGGGGTGACTAATTAATGGCTCAAAATAGTTTATTTCCTATAGACCCCGTCAAAACAGATTTAACAGCTCCTGTTTCTAGTGTTAAAGTTCAATCTCCACTAGATACTACTCTTACTACAACTACAAGATCAGCAGGTATAAAAAACTTTTCTGATGCTCTTACTAAACTAGCAGTTAAAAAGCAAGCTAATGATATTCATAATGATACGATTACTGCTCAATTAGCTGCTGCTTATGAACAGGAAATGCCTGGTGGATTAGAACCAGAAGCTCAGTTTGCTTATACTCGTGCGGTTGACCTGACAACAAAACGAAAAGTTCTACAACAAATGGAAGACTTTTTAGCTATTGAAGGGTCAGATATACTACATGATGAAAGAATGGATCGAAAGACTAGAGCTACTTCTTTTAAAAACCAGTTGTTAGGTCTTTTAAATTTAGGTAAAGGTAGTATTTCTCAAGCCAATGCTGCTGAAATGTTTAGTGACATGGATGCTATGTTTGACAAGGTTATGAGTGCTGCTAATGTAGCTTTAGC